TATAATATGTAAATATACGAATAATAATTTAGATTACCAAATTATTGTTTAGAAAATTGTAAAGTGTTTGGAAGATATGTATATAAATTACGCATAGTCAAACATCCTAATTTAATTGATTTTAAATTTGATTCCGAAATCTCATCATTAGTTCCATATATTCTCCACATTATAGTTACTGCTATATAAAATGGATTTTGTAAAAATGATGCATATTCATTTCTATCTATTTCAAAAATAGGTGCGCCATTATCATTTGATTTTTGTATAAAATATCTATCAATATATCCTTTTTTATAATCAATATCCTCTGGCATTGGTATAATTGTTTCAATTTTTTTATATTTAAACAAGTGTCCATTTTTAATTATACTATTATATCTATCTATTTTAATTGCCATATTATAATATTATTTAATATTTTTGATTTAAAGTAAATGTTTTTGGTTGAGATGGATTTACATATGGTATTTTCGTTGCATCTTGTTGCGCCACAATACCAAAAGCTGGTGTGGTTGTTGCTACTCCATTTCCCAATTTATTTACAGATGTAGAACTACCATCAGATTTTAATGCTGATTGTAATGCTCTAAATCCACCAGTTATTGTAGTTGTCCATACCATATTAGTTAAACTATGCTCTATTTGCTGAACTTGAAATATTCCATGGGATGCATATTTGCTTGGAATTCCTCTTATATGAAATGTATCTCCAAATCGTATTCCACTTATTCCCAATGTTTTAAATGTATAATGTATTGGCAAAGGATGCGATAATCCACCTTTGGAAACAAATACATCATTTTTTAATCTATCAAATAAAGATGTATCATCAAATGTGTAAATACGAAATCTTTCATCAAATGTTGTACTATCTATTAAACCTGCCTCATCTGTCATAGCTGATGGTATTGTTACTAATTCAGGATTTGGTACTATTTCAATTTTTGATAAATTATTACTAATTGCAGTTTGTTTTGCATCATTTTCATCTTTTGCTACTTGCCATTTTTCATCTCTAGCTTTATCCAGCTCATCTTCTAAAGCTCTTACTTCTTTTATTTTATCTTCTTGCTCTGTTGTTTTATCAGCCAATGCTTTACTAGGTACTGTTATTACATATTGACCTAATCCAGTTCCTACAATTTGTGTTGTTGTTTGGTCTGATAGAGCTTGTTTTTCATTGTAAAGTTTATCTAATGCGGCATTACCCTCTGCTATTTTATCTTTAAGGTCTTCAATCTTTGCTTTTACTTTTTGCTCCGGTGTTGCTGGTATTTTTGCTAATTCTTCCATTTGTGCATTTGCTGCATCATCTTCCTTTTCCTTTTCTGTCTTTGCTGGTTTTGTTAAATCGCTTGGTTTTTTTGAAAATAAATCTTGCTTTGATTCAAAAAATCCATTTGGAGCAGTACTAATATGTGGCATACTTGGTTGAGTTGCTTTACCTAATCTTTGTGAAACTATTTGATTAGTCATTTCAGATGGTATTGATATTTCCAATGTTGATTCTAAAAAAGGTGAAAGAACTCCACTATGCCAAAATATTTGAGTTTTTTCTTTATTTGGATTATCACCTATCCAATTTTCATCAATTACACTTAATGCAATATCTCCTTTTTTTAATCCAAGATTTGCATCATCACTTTTTAGTTGATGCTCTACTATTTGAAAATGCCAAAAATTATTTACTGCAGATGACATTTCATTTAATATATCTAAGAATACCTCTCTTACAGTTTTATTTGGTTGATTAATTTTTTCAACAAACATATTTAAATTAACATAAAGATTTTTTAATCTTCCCCAATATTCTTTTTTCTCTGCAACCGTATCACCATCATTATTTGAACTATCTAATGGAACTTGCTCTACAAATCGTACACCAGCTATTGATGCATCGATTGGATTTGCTGGTGTCTTTCCTACCATTAAAACCCCACCTGCTTCTTGTGTTATTTCATCGGTATTCCAAAAGTATTGTCTAAAATCAGGAATATCACCAGGAATAATTAATGCAGATGATTTTGTTGAAAACATAAAAGGAAATGCTCCTATTTTTGATTTTGAAATATCAATTTTTACACTTACCGATTTATCACCAAAAAGATATGATGTTAATGCCCCATTTCTATTCAAAATTTCAACAGCCATATCCATCCTAATATATTTATGTGGTGACCATAATTTTTCTTTTGGAATTTCAATTCCTTTAACATTTATTGTACTACCAGATCCCTTTTCTGAAAATAATGGTCTATCAAATGACCAAAATCCACCATTACTATCAGTTACAATTGCATCTATTATTGCTTTATCTAAATTTATAAATTGTTCAACTACAGAAGATGGGTTATAATTTTGTACCTCTTGTATTTGTCTATGAGATGGCAATGAATTAAACATATTTGCCCACCTTCTTTCCTTTACATCTGAATTAGCAGCTTCTAATTTTGATACCCCATATGGGTTTAATTTTTTAGAATTACCTACATTTTCTATTTTTCCATTTACTTTTTGAAGTTGTATATGAGTGTGAGATTGTAAATATGTTGGTAATCCGGGTGCTCCCCTTAAATTAATTTTGACATTAAATTGTTCACCATCATTAGAAACACTACCACCAACTATAAATCCAAAAAACGTATCATAGTCACCACCAGATGCCATTCTTATTTCATGTAATTTTTCATAGTTAAGATTTCTTTCTGTAGTTTGTTTTAGTATTCCAGCAATTTTCCCACTCGTATCTATCATCTTCAATCCACCTTCGGGTGTATTCCATCCCCACTCTACGCAAATTGTATATCCAGGTTCTAAAAAATATTTTTGAATTATTTCCATTTGAGTTAATGAAAAACATTTAATTTCTAAAGTTGCTTCTTTTGATATTTGGTCCTTTCCTTCTTTAACTTCAAATGATACAACTCCAGGAGATGGTCTTAATCCCCTATCAGTTCCACCACCTACCGGATTTCCATCCCAATCCGTTCCAATACTTCCAACAGAATTAGGACTACCATATATTGATGCACCTTCTCCTGCTGCTTTAAATAATGGATAATTATTATTGGATGAAATTATTAATCCATTATTAGCTCCAGCAAATACTCTAAGCCAAACATTAAGATTTGTTGCTTTATGTGTATCTGTCCTACTTCTAAGATTTGCAGCTATTTTTGGTTCTATATTTGATAAGTGAGGCCACATTAGTTAGTAAAGTTTCTTAATATTTGTAAGTAATTTTGAGGTACTCTTAATATAGTGCCTTCTGTAAATGCAAATACCGCATTATGTATATTATTTGCCGATGCTATAATCCACCAAAGAGATGAATCATTATAAAATTGATGAGCCAATGTATCCAATCTATCACCTGTTTCAGTAGCTACATATATATCATCATCTCTTAATGGTATATTAGGATATATTACTGATTTATATACTTCCCTACCATCAATTGTTTTTTTAATTTGATTATTATCGTATCTACTTATCATAATTTATTAAAATTGATTTATTACTGCTGCGTTACCCAATGCATTATTAGTAATACCAGCTTCTGATTCCAATTCCTTTTGAGTAACTTGTTTAGTTTGTCCATACTCATCTTTTATAAAATACTGCTTTGTCCCAGTACCACCATTTAAATTTATTGGTTCTGGCGCCATTTTTGCTTGTAGTGATATTTTATCTGATAATTTCATATTTAATAACTTATCCGCCGATGCTTTACTTGCAGCTGCTATATTATTTGCATTCGCTATAACACCATTACCCATTGTTTTTAATTTTTTAGAACTAACCACAGTTACATCTTGTAGTGTATTTGGTGGTGGTGGTGTGGATACTGGTTCTCCTACAATAACTTTTCCTGCCGGACTATTACTATATCCATAATGTGTTGTAGTTAATTCGTTTGTGCTTGATTTACTTTCAACAAATTTTAATGTGATACCAACATCAATAATAGTAGGTAATTTATAATTTGCTGCCGTAGATTTTTTCTCAGCTACATTAACACCATTATCGCTTAATGCTACAAATGGTATTCCAGTTTCCCAAACATTATTATCATCTATTGTATAAATTAAAGAATCAATAAAACATTCTTTATGCTTAAACATATTACCTAAAGTAAATTTTAAAAATGGAGGAATTGTATAAACACCGCCACTACCACCATATGTTGGATATACTAATGATGATAAAAAATTTAATCGTTTCCATGCAGCTATATGTTCTTCTACTGATAATGAATATACTTTAAAATTAAATTGTACACTTCTTTCAATTCCACTGTATGTATAAAAATTAAATGGATTTCCTATAAATTTTTGAGAATCCCAAGATGGTGAATATGTCTCAGTTAATCCAGTAATTGTTGCTCTAAATTGTACGGTTCTATCTTTTGCTATTGAATAAAATTTTAATGCAACAAAATCTAAATCATCATATGATTTAAAAGTTCCCTCATCAGTACCAATTCCATCTTTATCAGGTTGGTATGTAATTAATGTATTTAATTTATCTATATTTTTACCATATGTTTGATGCCCATTATCAGTTTCGTTTGTTGGCAATCCTAACTTTGCTTGTAATGAATATTGATTAAATCTTTTCTTTTGAACTTTTGTATATACACCATCTCCCTGTTTTTTTAATATATCTGTTTTTTCAGGAAATCTTCCATCATCTTGAATTACTGTCCATGAGGTTGATAAATCATTTCTATCATATATGTTATCATCTCTACGTTTTTTTGAATTAGAATACAAATTTTCTCTAGTACTAGAAGATTGCATTGGATTTGAAGCAAATAAGAAAAATTCATCTAACCGAATTTTATCTCCCCATCTAACCGAAGCATAAATACCATAACTATTACCTTGATTTTTTGCTAAATTTATTTGTCCAGAATTACCACTACCTAATAGTAAATTTTTTAATGCTTTTTTACCTGCTTCTGCAGCTGCACCAGGTATATTATCTCCTATTTGGCCAGTAGTACCATTTATATTTTGAGATATAAATTTACCTAATAGACTTCCAGCTGCATTTTTTTTAATTTTATCTAATACTATCCTTGTTTTATACGAAGGAATAGATTTGTTATTAAATTCTGTTTTATTTAAATATATTTTAGTTGGTGTTATATTTTGCGGAACACCCAATACTGATTTTACTGAATTGATTGCTCCCCTAACTGAATTTACCAAACCGCCTAACAATCCACCATTACCAGCTGATACATTATTTGCACTTTTCATTTCCTCAACATCATCACTTTGTTGTAATGTGAATCTTGCTATTTTAGTACCATATATAATTGGTGAAGATAATTTACTTATTATTCTCAATCCTGTTGTTTCTTCTTCTATTAAAGTTTCTTTACCAACAATTGATGCTTTTCTTCTAATTGCTGTTGCTGCTTTAAAAGGTAATCTCATTAAACCAGCTGCTGATGTTAATTCATTATCTTTACTATTACGGACAGCATATTGTTGCTCAGCGGTAATACCACTGCTTAATTTTTTACTTCTAAATAATTCTTCTATCGTTGGCATCTTATATTATTATGCTTGTCCTAATGCAAAGTTATTTCTAGTACCTTTACTTACATTACTTGCTATATTTGCTGTAACCTTTGAACCATCCATATATACATCATTTGATTTATTTGCCATATCTTTTCTCATTTGTTTCATCTCATCTACTAATATATTAATTGCATGTGATGTAGCTACTCCACCAAAAGGTGTTACAGCTCCCACTTTTCCCGCTTTAGATGCTTCATCCAATTTAGATGTTATGCCAGGTGCCATAGCAACATCATCGTTTTTAGTTCCTTTGTATATAGCACCTTCTGCGGTTGTTACAGTTGGACCTTCACCAGCAGGCATTTTTAAATCACCTACATGTTTTGCTTTTGTAGCCATACTCAGCATTCCAGCAACTATTGCACCAGCACCAATCAAACCTAATCCAAATGGAATTTTTGATAATGATTCAAATATACCACCAATTGCACCAACCAACATAGTAGAAGCTGTCCCAGCTGCTTCAAGTGCAACTGTTCCAAAGTATAGAGCCAACGTACCCACTAATGGTAATAAGATATACATATTGTTAAGTATTTCACTAATAATAGATGCTAAAAATTTAACAGGTGCGAGTACTACTTCTAATATAGGCCCTAATGCTGTAAATATAGGTACTAATGCTCCACCTACTGTAGCAACTATACCTTTAAAACTATTTTCCATATCAGTCAATTGCCCCGTTATCTTTTGTCCTTGAATAAACTCATCAGTTTTTTGCTTAAGTTGTTCATCATTTAAATCTTTTACATCTAATCCAGCAGAAATAGCCGCTTCTGCATTTTTCTTATCTTCACCAGTTAAATGAGCAAGTTTTTCTTTCATTAATAATTGCTTATTAATATCTTCAATACTCATACCAGCTGCTTTTGCTAATGCTTTTTGTGCAAATATGTCTTGGTTTTTAAATCCAATTCCCTGATTTAATTGATTTAGGATTTCTTCTTGTGCTTCTACCGTCTTACCGGCATATGCTAAACCTCTAGCGGTAGATAAATTGAATTGTCCGCCAACAAATGTTGCTGCTACTAATTCATCTTCAATACCACTTTCAAAATTTAATAATTCCTCTGCTGTTTTTGCAACTTTAGTTAATGTTGTACCTAACTGATGCGCTTGTATTACTTGATTTTTAAGTGCAGTAACATCTCCTTTAAAAAATGTAGAGGTTGCTTCTGCATTATCAGCAATATCTTCCAATACCTCTTTAGGAGATACTTTACCTTGCTGAGCCAATGATGCAATTTGTTGTTGTAAGTTTGCGGAGGTTTCACCACTAAGTCCAGCTACTTGCTCAAACACACCCTGTACTTTAGCTGCAGTTTCCGATGTTACCCCAGTTCTAGCTTGTATCCCACCCAATGCTGCGTATGTTGCAGTTGAAAAGTGAGTCATATCACCAAAAACGTTTGCTAAATCATTACTTACATCAAATATATGTTTTAATTCTACACCAGCTCCTCTATACGCAACTTCAATTTCGTGTGCTTGGTGTGCAAGATGCTCTGTTTGCTTAACAGTCATTCCGGAAGTCTTCCTATAATCTTCACTTGCCTTATCTAATTCCTTAAATGATTCAAGACCAGCTAGTAAAGCCGCTCCTACTAATAAGATGGCCACTGCAGGACCATTCAACATTGCTTTTCCTAATTTTTTAGTAAAATCAATTGCACTTTTTAATGATTCTGGTGCTTCATTATATAATTCGTTTTGTGCTTCTTTTAATTCGTTTAATCTTTCTTCTTTATGATATAATGATTCTTCTATATGAAGATTATCAAGTGCTGCTTTATATTGTTCTTCTGTATAAAGTAATCTATCTTCTTCTAATTCTTTTCTTTTTAATGCAAATTTATTTTGAAAAATGGCCTCTCCTTTAGCCTTCGCTGCTGCTTCCGCTTGTTCTTTAGTCGCATCTGATATTTCGGTTAATTTTGCTACTCTTTCAACAGACGCTTCCAATTCCTCTCCAGATAAATCTTTTTGTCTGAGTTGTTCTTTTATAATTTCAACATTAAGAGAAGAATATGCTCTAGCTCCGACAGATGTTCCTGTTAAATTATCTTTTACTTCTTTACTATATCGTGCAAAACTTTTGGAAAAATTTAAAGTTTGTTTATCTAACTCAATTAATTTATTTTTTTCATTTTTTAAAAACCCAAGCGTACGTCTTTCATCCTTAAACGCTTTTTTCTTAGATTCTATAATATTATCTATTTGTCTCTTTTCGTCTTTACTTGCTGTTTTTTTCTTTTGTTGCTCTGCAGCAATCTCAGCCTCCAAATCTTTTATTATTTGTAATTGCCTAATAATTTCAGGAAAATTTTTATATTTTACTTCGTCAATTGTACCTTTAGATGATGCCATTTTTTATAAATGTAATTATATTTTAATAAAGACCATATTTTTTTAATATAGCTAATGTTGACGGTGCTAATGTTTTTTTCATTCTTTCTCCAGCTTTATCATTAATATCTCCAATATCTTTATCTAGTTTTTTTAAAATTGGGTCATTATCTATAACTTTGCGTATTTCTGCTGGTGTTTGTTTTTTACCAAAAAAACTGAAAAATTCATTTAAATTTTTTCTTGATATTTTATATTTCTTTGCCATATATGTATTTGTTTAAGTTATTATCTATAAATATCTTATAAACAAAAAAGTTAGGATTTAGGGGAAATTACCTCTTAATCCTAACTTTAGATGCTTTATTTGCTGTTTCTACTTGCTCATTCTCTTTTTTCTTAGCATCTACTAATTTATTGTAGTAGAAATTTCTAAGATGGGTTGGCATTTTATACAAATCCATTACCGTAAACCCATTTCCATAATTCACCATCTCAAATATTTGAGTGTGAAGATTTAAACTATGATTTTTCGGAAGGCCAAAAAAACCCAACTCCCATCGTAATGGGAACTACCTCGGTTTCTCCATCTTCATGGATGTGGGTGAATACCATATCAACATCAGGTGATATGGATTTTATGTAATTTCTTAAAGCCTTACTATCTTTTGCTAACATACCATTAACAAATTTAGATATTGCTGATATATCGTTATTACCATCTACACTTTTAATCATGTGACGTAATCTAGTAGTAATTTCAAACGATGAATCTTTGTTTAATTTTTCCAAAGCATCTATATCTTTTTGAATTGCCAACTCATCACCATGTGTAAGTAATTTGAATGTTATTTTCTTACCATTTGAAGGTAATGTAAATTCAAATTCATTTTTGTTGTTAAAAATAGATGTATCTACTTCCTTTGTTTGTACTTTTGATAAGTCAACAACAGCATCAATTTGCTCACCTGTTTTTTGTGAGTAAAAACTAATTGGGTAATCTGCTCCGTATCCTAACAATCTAGTTGCAAGTACTATAGCGTTTTTGTCACCAATTATAATATCATTTGGATTTACATTATCAACAATAATAGATTCAAATAGTTTATCTAATACTATTCCTTTTCTAATTAAATTTGTTGATGCAAGTATATCTTCCTCTTTTGCGGTCATATACTTTATAGTAATTTGTCCAGATGAAAGAGGACTCTCTTTTGGATAAATCTTTCCTCCTGATGGTAAATCTAATACCTCCGTTGGAAAATCATATGTTTTTTCTGTCATAACTTTACTTTGTTTTAAGTTTGTATATATAAATACATAGTTTTTAAAAAATTAGAAAGCATAAAAAAGGGGATTCTTTTGAAATCCCCTTATTTTTGTTATTTTTAGATTAGTATTCAAGAATAGCGTAATCGTAAGATAATGTTAATTCAATTGTTGCAGGTTCGTTAGAATCAAATGATACATCACCAAAGTTTGCTTGCTGAATGAATGCACCTTTAATTTTCCACTGTTCAATTTTATCGCCAACTGGACCTAACATATAGAAATCCAAATCTTTCTTATAAAAATCTGCGTATCCACGTCTACCAGTGATTGATTCATGTCCCAATCTAATCCACTCCATTACTGATTGTGCAGCCGATGGTACAATTGGGTCATAAAGAGTAATTGTAATATCTTGCCACTCACCTTTACCTTGCAACTTTCTTTTAATGTTGATATGGTCTAAAGTGATTGTTTCAAATTGAATTGAAGGTCTTGCTGCTGCTTTAACCATATATCCAGGTACACCATCCCACTCTAAGATGTATCTGTTTTTCATTTTTGGTTCGAAGTTCGTATAGAACATCTTATCAAACTCTAATATTTCTGCCATTTTATTCTTTTTATTTTATATTAATAAATATCCACTTTTTGTTTTTCTATATTATGCTGAGAAACTTGCTCCAGTTGGTAAGATGTTGAAATCTATTACGATAAATTCCGCCGTCTTAGCCGGTTGTAAGAAAATTTGTCCTGCTAATATATTTCTATCAATTACATCAGGTGTGTTATTACTTTCATCCATTACAACTCTGAAAGCGTATAAACCTTGTCTTTGTTGAACTGCCTCTAAGTAAGGGTTCACAGTGTTTAAGAATCTATTACGAGTTGTAGATGTATTTTGTTCAAACACTAAATAACGAGATGTAGATGCTACAAACTTCTTAAGAACAATAAGTAATCTTCTAACATTGATTCTATCTAAAGCTGATGCCTTATCTTGCAATGTTTTCTGTCCAAATGCTACAATACCTTGTCCAGGGAATGCTGCGATTGGGTTTACTTTGTTCTCATATAGAGTATCTCTTTCAGAATGTGTTAATCTATTTAAAACACTAACTGCTCCAGTGATACCACCTCTATTCAAACCAGCAGGTGCGAACCATTCTGCTGCTAATCTATCGTTAGCTGCGAAAACAGCGGGCATTAATACTGATGGTGGAACACTCATCAATTTGTTTGTGTTTGTATCTATTGTCTTAACCCAAGGATAGTAAGTTGCTACATAGTTAGAATCAACTGCGTTTGCTTGGTCAGTTGCTTCAGTTATCGTATCATCAAAATCATTGAAGTCAGCTATATAAAATGCATCTTGTCTACTTTCAACCATATCAATTGCTTTTGTTACAATTGCAGGGTGTAAACTTCTTACAATACCCGGTGTTACTACCATATTGATATCCCACTCATCAGGGTTAGATACTGCGTTGATTGCTTTAGTATATGCTACTGAACCAGATGATGTTGAAGTTGCGCAATTAAATCCTTGCGTATTTGCATTACCCCAATCAGTATCACCAGCTTTAGCTTTAGTTACAGTTGGATTCATACCATCAAAACCTTCTTGGAATGCTAATACAAATTGTCTTTTAACCATATCAGTTGATGCCGAACCGGTCATTACATATGATAATTGTGAATCAAATGCAAATGTTGTATTTGAACCCGTTTGAGCTCCAGTTGGTATTGCTTTTAGATATTGTTTGTTATCCATACTAACACCAGTTGTTTCAAAATCAAATCCACTAAAATAAATTGGGGATGATGATGAGTTACCAGTAGAATTAGTTTGATATGTTACTGCAGGTATTAAAAGTGATTCTGCATTATTCGTTGCTGTAATTGGATTTGTATATGCTCCATGTCCAAATGGTGCTGCTGATATTGGGAATGAACCTGCTGCTGATACAACTACTCTTACATATTTTGATTTGTTTGAGTAATCACCATTTTCAGTTATTTTACCATCAGAATCAATTGTATTATATCTATCACCAATTCTTCTAGCTATATAGTTAGGAGATGCTGCATCTAAGTTTACATTATTAAATGTTTCTATTACACTCTTTCTCTTATCAGTATCACTATATGAACGAATTGTTACAGTAAAAGTTGAATAATCAGTTGCTCCATCTTCACCAGCTGCTTTTACATTAGAAATACCAACTTTGTATTTTGTGTTATAAACATCACCATGTCCTAAAGTTACAAAATTAAATAAATCGTATCTTTCACCACTAATCAATTGAGATTTAACTATTGGTGTTTCTGCTGCAGTTGTATTATATGCAAAGTCCTGAGTTGGTAATACCACTCTAGTTATTACAATATTATTCCCAGCAGAACCAGTATAGTATCCCGCCACACTTTCAAAGTATGAATATGCATATGCTGATTTAGCTCCAAATGGAGATTCACCAAATACATCTGCTAAATCGTTTGTTGCTGATGGTAATATTGATGCCGATACATTTACCCCAGCAGTTAATGAGTTGATTACAAATGAACCATCTGCATTAGAATCACTAACTACACTTGCTCCAGTAAAACCAACTTTTTCATCTCCTACTTTAGTTGAGTGTAATACACCAATTAATTTAGTACCTACTGATTGAGTAGATGAACCAGAAGCAAATATTGCTAAAGGAGCTATTTGTTGGTAACCACCAACACCACCTACTCTTACCACAGTTACTTGACCTGCTTCTCTTAAATAGTTTTGTACTGCGTACTCACTATAATAAGTTCCATCAGGAGTACCAAAGGTATCTTCAAATTCTGATTGTGTTCTTATAATTGTTGGAATAAATGCAGGTCCTTGCTTAAAAGGTCCTATAATTGCTGCTCCAATTTCTCCAATTCCTTGTGTTAAAAAGGATAAATCATTTTCTCTTGTGAAAACGCCGGGTGATACGATTCTTTCTGACATTTTGTTTCTTCTATTTGTGTTTTAATTGCGTATTAGTAATTACTTACATTAATACTCATATAAATATAAAGAAAATGTCCAAAACACAAATTTATTATTAAATCTGCACTTTGAACATTTATAATTTTGTTTTAGTTAATTAATAACCCGGAACAGAACCAGACGTTGTTGGATATGAAGTACTTCCAGATGTTGGAGACCAAGGTAAATCCATAGTAGTCACTTCAATTCTAGCGTATTTCTTATGGTCTATTTCTTTTTGAATTTGTCCGTTTATATGACCCATATAATTAGTTTCAGTAGAACCACTAACTACATTTTTAACCCATCCTAATACTAAATTTTCAGTAAGGTCTTGGTAATCAACAAACCCATCACCATTAAGGTCTTGAGGTTTGAACGGTGTTGCACCATTAAAAACTCCGAAATTACCATCAGTATCAGTACCAGTTAATTTCCAATTAGTACCAACAACAATATTTTCAAAATTTTCACTGTTTTGTTTTTTTAATCCTACTAATTCCCATTTATATGTTAATCCCATAATATTTGTTTTTTATATTGTATAAATATATCTATTTTATTTTTTAAACTTCCAATGAACCACTATAATAATCAGTAGTTAATAAATGTCTATATGTTTGTGCCATATGGTCTAATTCAGATGGTACTTCCAAAAGAAATATACATCTATGGTCCATACCAGCAGTACCAATACTTGCTCCATATTTATTATCAGCTGGATTTTTTCCTATAAATCCAATTGGTTTTGAACCCAATTCTCTAGAAGATTTATCTTTCCAAATAGTTACACCAATTTCAGCAGTATATCCAGATTTCCAATAAACTGCTGTTTCTGGGGAATTTGCTCCAAATGTAATTCCATTAGGTCTTGTTGGGTCTGGAGGTGCGGGCGTATCCTGCATTCTTTTTTCTACCTTTATATCAGTAACAACGTGATATGCGTTTTCAATAACAACACCAGTTCCTGGTATTTCGTAATCTTTTAAAAGTGCCATAATTTATTCTTTATTATTAAATATTAATTTATTTAAAATTTCTTTCAATTCTTTAATTTCTTCTGATTGCTTTTTTATTATTTCATTTTGTTCTTTAAATCCTTCAATAAATAATCCTGCAAAACTTCCGTAAGAAATACCAAATTCATCATTTACATCATCATAGGTAACAACTTCTGGAAATATATCCACAGTTTCCTGAGCTATTAATCCTGTTTGTCTTTTTTCTGCCATTTCAGTTGTAATGTTTGCAGCTTCATCCATTATTCTATTGTAATAAACACCTCTCAATTTAAGAATTTTTTCTAATGCAGATTCAATTGTTACAATATTAGTTTTCTTTCTAGCATCAGAATAAGCTACTATATTACCTGTTGAATATATACCACCAGATACATACATACCATATGAAGGTGATGTTGAAGAAGTATTTACACCCGTACAGTTATATGGAAAATAGTGATAGAACATCCATCTACCAGATTGATAATAACAACCACCATTACCACCAGTATCAAACATACCGGTAACAGGAGTATTACCTACGTCTTGTAAAATACCTGTGTATGAGTTTTTATATCCATCCATTCTCCAAGTTCCATATGTGGAGTTATTTGGATACCAATGTGCACTATTTGTGCCTGTGTAGAATCCAACATCTGCCACATACATCCACTTATACTTAAATGAATAATTTGATGAACCTGCTAATTGAATACACAAATCACTCATATCGTAATCGGAATAAACTCTTGTTCCTTCATAAGAACCAGCGTTTGCTCCTAATTTAATACCAGTATGATATGCAATTCTTAAATCCGGATACGGATAACTCCATCCACCACCTTCTTGGAATATATTATATGCATTTGTACCTTGCCCAGAGTTACCACCCGTTCCAATAAAATCTATACGAGCTACTCTTACATAGTTGTTGAATTCACCACTACTCATTTGAGAATATCCAGTTGGGTCAGTATAATATGCTGTATTATTACTATCGTAAAATATTGGTGCTCTTAATGAGTTACCTCCAGTTAAATAATCGTTAGCATAAACCGTACCACCAGTATACCACTCCATTACTCTCCAGTTAGAACCACTACTATTCATAGTGTTTAAGTAAAGATTTCCTGCTGTACTAAATCTGAAGTATGATGACCCAAATGATGTGTTTGGTCTACTAAAGTAATAAGGTCCAGAACCATCATGGTATGTGTTATCCACATTAAATCCAAATCCTCCCCAATCCCAAGTGTTACCAGGTTCAGAAACCCACATTTGCAATTGACATAATCCAGTACCAGCTCCGTTGTTTCCAGGTAATAATCTAAGTCTAGAAGTAGTATTACCATGAGCTCCACTCATTCTCAATCCACCATATATTTCGGTAAATCCGTTAGGGTCTATATAATATCCAGTATTATTGGTATCATAGAATATTGGTGCTCTAAAACTTTCTGTGTTTTCCGTATATCTTTCAATTACATGTCTAGTAAACCAAGAACCACCACCGCCAGGAGTTTCTCTTAAGTAAACAGTAGTACCTTGAGGTTTATACCACTCACAAGAACCACTACCCCATTGATGAATACGGAACATAGCAGGTTCAGTAGAGAAGTTACCAGAAGTTGATACCTCTAACGAACGGAACGAACCATGTGGTTTGCCCCATCCTTGTCCATAAGGGTCATGCGTCCACCAACCACTATTATCAGTATATATACCATTTGTATCACCACGTACTTTGTAACCTAAAAATTCGTTAGTTCTACTACTACCATTAGGGTCTACAAAAAATCCAGTATTATTACTATCATAGAATATTGGTCCTCTAACAGAACCGGCCATTTCTAAATAGCTACTTTGTACAAAACCATTTTGCACATTACCGATACGGAATTCAATAAATGATTCAGCTCCTATACAAAAATATGGATTATTATAAACACCAGGTCTTCCCCATGCTGCCCCAACTCTTACATTAGAACTAACACCTTCAGCGTTTAAGACGTGAATACCAGAAGTATCTCCGGTAAAAGTTACACCAGCCCCATTCAAATTTAAATTAAATGTAGCGTTAGGGTCTAACCAATATGCGGTGTTATTTTGGTCGTAAAATATTGGTGCTCTTGAACTACCATTTGAATATGAGTTACCACTTCTATCAACATAGAAGTCAGTAGTACCCCAAGAACCATTTCTATGTCCGTGGTCATGATTAATTCTGAAATATGATGAGTCTGCGTATCCATATCCACAAGACCAAGTATTACTATCATATCCATTAGAGAATAAAATAGAAGGTCTATCAGTACCGCCATTTGCTTCAATACGGAATTCTCCAGTTATACCCCAAGAGTGGTTACCATAACTATTTGTTACCAACATAGTACTATTATTACCAGGTGCTGAACCTGTTTTTGTAATAGTTACAACTTGTCCATTTGATTGTCCGAAGTTACTGAATCCATCCGGATTTACATAATATGCAGTATTATTTCTATCATAGAAAATTGGTGCTCTAGCACTTGTATTAAATTCTACATATGAACCATCTTGATTTGGATAGTTTCTTTGTGACCAATCCCAGCTACTTCCATTAACAGCACCTCTACCACCATACAAATACCATGCCCCATCGGTAGCTATGTGTTGTAACATATATCCTAAGTTACCATTAGTTGATGTTTGATATATAGAAGCGTAAGTACCAGTAATAACAAGTTGTGCATGAGATGAACCAAATGGATTACTACCCCAATTTCCATTAACATTAAGGTATTGTAAATTAGTACCATCAAGTCCATCAAAATAGTATCCAGTATTAGATATATCATAATATCTTGGTGCCAAAACACCATAGTCTGCTCTTAGATAATTATCACTCTTACCAAATGAACCAATTTCAGTTCCTGTAAATGGTGAGTTATTAAAAAATCTAGTTCCACCATATTGAGATGCTGCGCCAATATCAACACCAGTATGCCATGCTAATTGTAAGTGATTACCAGAATAATATCCATTGTTATAGTTTCTAACATGAATCATATAATATGGTTGCGAATCACTTCTCTGTCCCCAAGTAATACCACTATCTGTTGATGCTTGTGATGGGTCAGTTGTGGAATTTGAAAGATTTATATGTCTTGTCGTACCACTACCACTACCTGTTCTAGCTATAAATGTACCACCACTATCATACCAATAATCTTGATAAACTGCTGGAGTTCGTAAACTTGATTTTACCCATACTATACCATCATTTCTTACTTCAAATGCTGCTCCTCCAGTACCAACACCACTTATAGCAAATCCTTCAGTTGCTCCACCACCAGTCCAAATAATATTTTTTAATGCCGCTCCTAAATTTGTTGTACTTGTTGTTGTTCTAAATCTAGCTCCCCATACATCCGGTTCACTATTAACAGAAATCAATGCGTTATTGGGAATATTTAAAGTAGATGTTAATGTTAATATACTAAATCTAGAAGTACTTGCAGGGTCAGCTAAGTAAGTACCATCATTATTATCAATAAATTGAGTTGCGTAAATAGCTCCCAATACAGTTGTATTTGCAGCTAATGTGTTATCAATTTCTTCAATTTTAAATCCTGCTATTTCAGCCTGTCCACTATATCCACTATATAGATAATTGTGTAACCAACCTAATTGCATGAATTTTGCATATCCATACCAAGTATACCCAGCACCAGATCCAGCTGGTCCAATTGTCATTGTATATTCCGTCCAAGACGCAGGTGGAACGCCATTCCAATAATAAGGTTGTCCCCAGCCACCATTATCAGGCTGTCCGTAATTGTAAGTTGCTTGCGTAAATGAAAGATAACAATATGGATTACCAGACGTTGCTCTAATCCAAGCTGAAACTTTGTAAGTTTTAGTTGGGTCAATTGCTACCCATCCAGATTGTCTATGTCCACTCCACGCACCACTACCAGCAAATGCAACATCACCAATAGGTGCATCACTTAATCCACTTCTATATGTTGTATCGGGCCAAATAAATCCACCATCTGCTCCACTCCAGTTTCTAGTAAAATATTTACCATCCGGAACAAACATACCAAATAAAGATGAACCATTATTAGTCCTAGTTGAAATATTACCTCCAGTTTTTACAACAGATAATATTGATGTACTATTAGGGTCTAAATAATATGAATTATCACTATAATCATAATATCTCTGTGCGTACATATAACGATATGCTGTCATATCACCATTTGCCATATCCATTCTTAACATTACAGTATTCGTACCACCACCAACATTATTTTCAATACCAGATGTTTGTGCTCTAGTAAAATCAATTGCGTTTATTGGATTGTTATGCCAAATACCCCAAGGTGTAGATTCTTCTTTATAAATCCAAGGAGAGGCCTCACCACCACTACCAGGATTTCTAGAACGAAGGAATACAGGATATGTAGTTGAGTTAGTTGGTGTCATTGTAATACCTTCTGCAGAAGCACCACCATTCATAATAATATTTGAACCATTATTAGCAATAGTAACACTACTAGCAAAATACCCAGCACCACTTTCGTTTACTGAAAATAATTCGTTTGTTGATTTTACTGCGTTATTACCTACTATGAATTTTCTATCAGTTTCATTATTATTAGAATCAATGCTAACAACAACATTCCCAGCACCAGCCATATATAATGGGTTACCAGATGCATTATTTTGTAAAAGAACTACATCATATGTGTTATCTCTATATAAACCTGCCCCAGTATCAGATAGATAAAGTGCACCCCCATTAGCTCCCGTATTTACATATATTGGGCCTGATGACCTAAATGAGTTATCTGTTTGGTTAAATTGCCATTGAGAACCTGCAGCTGTTGCCGTTCCCATATGAATACCAATTGTATCTAAATTACTATATGCACCTGCTGTACCTTGGAAATAACTTATACCATATGCATCAGCGTTACCAAATCTCCAAATTGGATTTCTGACATTACTAGCATATGTTGTACTATAAAATCCAGATGTACCAGCCGCATATACTCCAGTTGTTGATATTATTTGATTAAACGTTACATTATCTGATGTTCTAACATTTTGATTCATTAAATAAACCTCAGTTGCTCCTATACCAGTATCTATTGTACCAGTTATTACGATATTACCACTACCACCAATATTACCAGCTACATAAGTATCTGCATCATGATACCATCTCAATCCACTCTCATTCCAATAAAATTGTCTTGTAGCTTGAGTTCCTCTTTTAACTTCTATGCCAGCATTTTCAGTTGGTGTAGTTGCTGCCGTTATATCTGCATTTAATGTGATGATATTATCACCTACATTTAAAGTTGTTGTATTAATATATGTTGTTGTACCACTTACAGTAAGGTCACCACTAATTGTAGCGTTACCGGTTACTGCCAATGTAGTACCATCAAAAGTTAAGTTTGCATTTACATTTGCATTTGGTGCTCCACTTGCTGCTAATGTAATTACACCATTTGTAGTTGTGCCTGTCAATGATAATAATCCAGAAGAACCTGATGTACCACGTGTACCTGATGTGCCACTTGTACCACTACTTCCTGATGTGCCAGAAGAACCTGCCGTTCCACCACTACCACTTGTGCCAGAAGTTCCTGATGAGCCGCTTGTACCAGAAGTTCCTGATGAGCCATGTGTACCTGATGTGCCACTTGTACCACTACTTCCTGATGTGCCAGAAGAACCTGCCGTTCCACCACTACCACTTGTGCCAGAAGTTCCTGATGAACCGCTTGTACCAGAAGTTCCTGATGAGCCACTTGCTCCAGAAGTTCCTGATGAGCCACTTGTGCCACCACTACCAGAAGTTCCCGATGTTCCACTACTACCGCTCGTGCCAGATGTGCCACCACTTCCACTCGTGCCACTACTTCCACTCGTACCACTACTTCCAGCTGAACCGCTTACTCCGGATGTACCACTACTACCGCTTACACCAGAAGTTCCTGATGAGCCACTAGTCCCAGAAGTTCCTGATGAGCCACTTGCTCCAGATGTTCCACTACTACCACTTGCTCCAGAAGTTCCTGATGAGCCACTAGTCCCAGAAGTTCCTGATGAACCTTGTACTCCACTTATTCCAGAAGTTCCTGACGTACCGCTTGTGCCAGATGAGCCAGCAGAACCAGAAGTTCCTCTTAATCCCGCTATACTAATTGTCCAAGATGATGCAGTTGTTGTACCTAAATTATAATCAGCTGCTATGGCAAATGATGTACCACCTGTGATAGTTACAGTTCCTTCAAAATAGTTTGAAACAGTATTTACAGCTCTTACTCTAACTCCAGTTATAAATGCACCTTGCTGATTTGTTGTTAATGTTATTGTTCCAGTTGATGCCGGTGTTGCTGATGTAGTTGATGTTACATTACCATATCCAGCTCCAGTACTTCCCGATGTGCCAGATGTACCAGCCGAACCGGATGAACCTTGTACTCCACTTATTCCTGATGTACCAGACGTTCCCGATGAGCCACCACTACCACTTGTTCCCGATGAGCCACCACTACCACTTGTTCCCGAGGTACCACTTCCTCCACCTGCTCCACTTATACCAGATGAACCACTACTTCCTGATGAACCACTACTTCCCGATGTACCTGCACTACCAGAAGTTCCTGATGTGCCACTTGTTCCCGATGTTCCATTTGTACCACCACCTCCAGTTATACCACCACTACCAGCACTACCGCTTGTTCCAGAAGTTCCCGATGAGCCACTTGTTCCTGAAATTCCTGATGAACCACCAGTACCACTTATACCAGATGTACCTGCTGATGCATTTGTGCCAGAAGTACCTGCTGACCCAGAAGTACCTGCTGACCCAGAAGTTCCCGATGTGCCACTACTACCGCTTGTGCCAGAAGTTCCAGCTGAGCCCGTTGTACCACCACTACCAGAAGTTCCTGCTGAACCCGTTGTGCCAGATGAACCTGTTGAACCGCTTGTGCCAGATGTTCCTGATGTGCCAGAACTTCCACTAGTCCCGCTACTTCCGCTTGTTCCACTAGTCCCGCTACTTCCAGATGTTCCAGCTGACCCAGTTGTACCCGATGAACCTGTTGAACCAGAAGTTCCCGATGTACCAGCACTGCCAGTAGAGCCGGATGTACCACTACTTCCAGAAGTTCCTGATGTGCCACTACTACCGCTTGTTCCAGAAGTTCCAGAAGTTCCCGATGTGCCGGCTGAACCAGTTGTTCCCGATGTGCCAGAAGTTCCTGATGTACCAGACGTTGCTGCTGCTGTTTTAAAACCAATTTTACCAGTTGTAGAATTATAAACTAATACATCATTTGATAAATCGGGTGATAAAGAACCTACTCCGAATGATAATGAACCAGTAATTCCTACACTACCAGTAAATTCTTGCTTATCATTTTGTGCATCACCAAACTTTGATGAACCACTTGCGTATATTATAGATGATGAAATATATGTTGTAAATAATTCTAATGTATTTATTTTTCCAGCTACATTTATATCACCTTTAAAAATACCACTACCAGTTACAATAAGATAATCTCTTATAGTTACTGAATTATTTATTTCCAATCCCCTATTTGGAGAAATTATTGCTGTTGCTGAACCCGATTTTAATCTATCTAAATCACCAATAGATGCTGCGTTTATATTAAATAATCCACTACCATCACCTTTAAATAAAGATGCTGATATTGATGATGAAATATTAGCCGAGCCACTAATTTGTGTATTTGCTTTTATTTGTAATGAAGAACCACTAGTTACTCCAATTATATTTGTTTGTACTGCAGATGAAGTAAAATTTCCTACAACACTTACAGATTCAGATGAGGCATTTAAAATAGAAGAACCACTTACAAAAAGTGATATACTATTTACACTAGTCTGATTTAAACCATTTGGATTATTACCGTTAAACGCCATTTAATATATCTTTTTATTATGTCAATTCTAATACCGAAACAATTACATCTGCCGAAGCTGCCAATGATGATGTAACTGATATAAAGTCTGTTGCTTCCAATACAACCTTTTGGTCTCCGCCTACCATAACATTTGAACTACCCTGTACAATCAAAGCATTTTTTACTAAAAATACACATTTATTTCCACCATTATCTCTAAGCATTACACTTACAGAAATATTTTGTGTTGCTGTATTTGCTACGTTTACACCAATTACTGTTGCTGCTGTTCCTGCTGGTGTTTCATAAACTTTAACACCAGATGTACCTATTGAACTTGTTATACTATTTTTAAATGTATTTGCCATTTTATTTTATTTTTTTATCCTAATGCTATCGCAAATGCTATTGCCGAATCTAATACGTTTACACCGTCTACTAAATATCCACCTTGCGTTAAATATATAGAGCCTGTTATTATTTGAGAACCAGTAATAGATAATTTTTGATTTACATTCAAATAATCAAATGCAGCTTGTGACACATCAATAGTACCCTTAAACGAACCAGTAAAGGACCCAGTAAATGAACCACTTAAATTTGCGTACGCATTTGAAGCTTGTGTAATTGAACCTGAAAATATTGGACTATGTATTACCATTTATATCTATATACTTTTGTTATAGGTATAAATATAAACTATTTTCCTTTTAAGGTTTCACAGGCCAAGTTATACTAAATGGATTAGTTTGAGATGTAATATCTCTTAAAGATTGCCTATATTGAGACCAAATTACTTTTGTTTCAGATGGAATATCTGCTAATTGTGTCCAATCGCATTCTGCCAATAATTCATTTCGTTGAATTCGTATTATTTCCCATTGATTTTCTACTCTATAAGAAATTTCATTTGCGGTAGCATCGGTTTTTATCCAGCTTTTATAATAAACCCCATCAATTAAAGTAGGAGTTCCTTCCGTAATATTTTTTGTATGGTCAACCGGAATTGGAGTTGGTTGTACTACATGCATATCCCATTCTATTAAAGATTCATCACTAATAATTTCAGGAAGGCTTACATTTGGAAATGCTAGTCTTAATTCATTAATAGTATATGGATAATTAATTGTATTGTTTATAATTCTTAAGTACATATTATTTAAAGTTTATAGGTATTGATGCATAATTTGTTAATCCAGTACAATTTGTAAATGCAGATGTTCCTGCTGGTGTAGGTATTCTATTCCACAATTCAGGAGCAGTTCCTGTTAAAGCATTTGTTGTAGAACTCATATTATATAAATTAGTAAAAGTTGTTACTGCAGTATTATATGTAAATTGTAAAACATTAGTTATTGCTCTAGAATTTCTAAACGTTCCAGAAAAACTAGTCACATTTATATTTTGGTCAAATAATGTTAATGGTACTGTTGTTAATGCTTGGCATGCAAAGAAACAAGATGCAAATGAAGTTACTAAAGGAACATTATCAAATAATCCAGTTGGTATAGATGTTATTGTTGATATTGATGCAAATGTGCTATTAAATGTTGTTGCTTTTGGTGAATAATTAAATATATCCGAAGGTATTGATGTTATTCTAGTACCATTCATAAAATTAGAAAATGTAGCTACCTCATCTAAACCAGTATATCCACCTACTGCACTTAATGATGCACTTCCAGGTATTGCTGTTAAATTTATACAACCATAAAAATTTACACTTCGTAATCCAACAGTTCCCCATTGTACTAATTCTGTTATAAGATTTCTAATTGCTGAATTATTATTTACTGCAAATCCTGGCATAAAACCACTTATTGTCACAATATATGTACCCACACTAGCATAAGTATGAATTCTATTTACTGAATTAGATGCAGTTATTAAAGGTGATGAACTACTATCTCCCCAATTTATATATAAAGATGGCGTTAATCCACCATAATCTATTAAAGGACAAGTAAATACCGTGTTTACTGATGTTGTTGTTATTTTAAAAACAAATGGAAACGCTTGTGCTGAATCTGATGGTATTAATTTTCTTGCTATACTCATAAATTTTAATTATTAACTAAGATTTTTTCCAACTACAAATCCATAATATGTAGTTCCATTATCAAATGTAAAGAATGTCAATACATCCGTACCAGATGATGTTAATATAGGTGCGATACCACCAGTCCATTTAACACTAACAGGCCACGTAATAGAATATGCTCCTGCGTTTACAGACACAAAAGTAAATCCGAATGCATTTGATGCTGGTGCGTTTACTAATGATATTGTTGCAGTACCATTAAATTGTCTTCTGAAATTATTTGCCGTTGAAAGGTCTAATGTTACACTTCCACCAGTTCCCAAATTATTATAAGTTTCTCTAAATGTTGTAGATGAAATATTTCCTACTACAGATAAAGTTGTACCATCAAATATTAAATTACTTTCAACATTTGCACCCACCGGTGTTGCGTTATAAGTTATTATACCATTATCAGTTGTTCCAGTTAATCCAAATCCAGATGAGCCCGATGTACCAGAAGTTATTCCAGGCGCAGATGTACCAGAAGTTCCTGTGGCCCCAGACGTTCCTGATGTTCCAGAAGAAAAGCCCGGAGCGTTTGTACCACTTGTCCCATTTATACCGCTTGTGCCTGTTTGTCCAGAAGTTCCCGATGTGCCAGAAGAATATCCAGGTGCGTTTGTACCAGAAGTTCCAGCAGTGCCACTAACTCCAGAAGTACCAGAAGTTCCCGATGAAAAGCCCGGAGCGTTTGTACCAGAAGTTCCAGAAGTACCATCTACACCAGCATTACCAGTTGAACCATTTATTCCTGATGTACCACTACTTCCAAACATTGTTCCATTTAAACCAGAAGTTCCCGATGTGCCACTTGTACCAGAAGTTCCCGATGTGCCACTTACTCCAGAAGTTCCTGATGTGCCAGAAGTTCCCGATGAACCAAACATTGTACCATTCAATCCAGAAGTTCCTGATGTGCCGCTTGTGCCAGAAGTTCCCGATGAACCACTTACTCCAGAAGTTCCCGATGTGCCAGATGTACCACTACTTCCAAATAGCGTACCATCTAATCCAGAAGTTCCTGATGTGCCAGAACTTCCTGATGTGCCAGCTGAGCCTGATGTGCCAGATGTTCCCGAAGTACCACTACTTCCAAATAACGTACCATCTAATCCCGATGTCCCAGAAGTTCCTGATGAGCCACTCACTCCAGAAGTTCCTGATGTACCACTTTCTCCAGAAGTTCCCGATGAACCACTTTCTCCAGATGTACCACTACTACCAAAGAAAGTTCCATCTAATCCACTAGTACCTGATGTACCATCCATACCAGAAGTTCCTGATGTACCAGCTCCAGAAGTTCCTGATGTGCCATCACTTCCAGAAGTTCCCGATGAACCAAAGAAAGTTCCATCCAATCCAGATGTTCCCGATGTGCCGCTTGTTCCTGATGTTCCAGAAGTTCCAGCTCCACTAGTTCCAGAAGTACCATCACCACCACTCGTACCACTACTTCCAAAGAAAGTTCCATTTAAGCCCGATGTTCCAGATGTGCCGCTTGTTCCTGATGTTCCAGAAGTTCCAGCTCCAGAAGTTCCTGATGAGCCACCACTTCCAGATGTTCCACTACTACCAAAGAAAGTTCCGTTTAATCCAGAAGTTCCAGAAGTACCCGATGTACCATTTTGTCCAGAAGTTCCTGAAGTTCCATCACTACCATTTATTCCACTTGTGCCAGAAGTTCCGCTTGTGCCGCTTGTACCACTACTACCAAAGAAAGTTCCGTTTAATCCAGAAGTTCCTGATGTACCACTTACTCCCGATGTACCACTACTTCCACTTGTGCCAGAAGTTCCACTACTTCCAAAATATGTTCCATCAAGTCCAGAAGTTCCCGATGTACCATTACTACCATTTATTCCACTTGTGCCAGAAGTTCCTGATGTACCGCTTGTTCCCGATGTGCCATTACTTCCAGAAGTTCCCGATGAACCATTACTTCCAGATGTGCCGCTTGTACCAGCACTACCATTAGTACCGCTCGTACCGCTTGTGCCGCTTGTACCAGAAGTTCCATTACTTCCCGATGTGCCACTTGTACCATTTGAACCGCTCGTGCCGCTTGTGCCATCACTACCACTTATTCCAGAAGTTCCCGATGTACCAGAAGTTCCATTAGAGCCGCTTGCTCCAGAAGTTCCATTAGAGCCGCTTGTGCCAGAAGTTCCATTAGAGCCGCTTGCTCCAGAAGTTCCTGCTGAACCATTTGTGCCAGAAGTTCCATTACTACCATTAGTTCCTGATGTGCCAGAAGTTCCATCACTACCACTCGTTCCTGATGTGCCGCTTGTTCCTGATGTTCCATTAGTACCAATACCACTCGTACCACTACTACCACCACTACCATTTGTTCCAGAAGTTCCTGATGTGCCATCACTACCACTTGTACCGCTTGTGCCAGAAGTTCCCGCTGAGCCCGTTGTACCACCACTACCAGACGTTCCCGATGTGCCAGAAGTTCCTGATGAGCCGGATGTACCAGACGAACCATCTGAACCCGATGTGCCAGAAGTTCCGGCGCTTCCAGTAGTCCCAGAAGTTCCTGATGTGCCACTACTACCGCTTGTTCCAGAAGTTCCGCTACTGCCAGATGTACCAGCTGAACCAGTTGTACCCGATGACCCCGTTGAACCAGAAGTTCCTGATGTACCCGCCGAACCAGTTGTGCCAGACGTCCCACTACTTCCACTTGTGCCACTACTTCCTGAAGTTCCTGAAGTTCCGCTTATACCATCACTACCAGAAGTTCCTGATGTGCCAGAAGTTCCTGATGAGCCAGATGTGCCAGATGAACCTCCACTTCCAGACGTACCACCACTACCAGAAGTTCCCGATGAACCTGCTGCTCCACTACTTCCGCTTGTGCCAGAAGTTCCTGATGAGCCACTACTTCCACCCGTACCCGTTGAGCCGGATGTTCCTGCGGTGCCGCTTGTACCGGATGAACCACCTGTACCAGTTGACCCAGAAGTTCCCGATGTACCACTACTACCCGTTGACCCAGAAGTTCCTGATGTGCCACTACTACCACTTGTTCCCGATGAGCCGCTTGTTCCACTACTACCAGCAGTACCGCTACTACCAGTCGAACCACTTGTGCCGCTTGTACCAGATGACCCACTACTTCCGCTTGTTCCAGAAGTTCCTGATGTGCCAGATGTTGCTGATGTACCGCTTGTGCCAGAAGTTCCTGATGTGCCGCTTGTTCCACTACTGCCAGAAGTTCCCGATGTGCCGCTTGTGCCAGAAGTTCCCGATGTACCATCCGAACCAGTTGTTCCTGATGTGCCAGAAGTTCCCGATGAACCATTACTACCACTTGTGCCAGAAGTTCCCGATGTACCATCCGAACCGGTTGTGCCAGAAGTTCCCGATGAACCACTTTCTCCCGATGTGCCAGATGTGCCAGCTGAACCAGTCGAACCAGCTGAGCCAGCCGTACCAGCAGAACCTCCTGTACCAGAAGAACCTTGTACACCTGCTATATTTCTTTTTTCTAATCTTTTTGTTATACTATTCCAAACTACTACATCTTCGGATGAACCAGATATAAGTGCATTTATTGATAAGCTACCACTCACACCTAAACTACCACTAATTGTAAGTGATGCATTTATTGTTTGGTCTTTATTAATTTGTAAAAAAGATGCCGTATCAGTATTACCAGAAGATAATGCAAACATTGCGTAAGATGCTGTATATGCCAATGATGCAGTACCAACAAACATTGAAGCCGTTTGTGTTTTTTGTATAAAGTTTGTTGTATCTAATGCGCCCCCACCACCTAATATAGTTACCAATACACCATTTGAACCAGATGATGTCACATCAACACCAGAACCAGTAAAATGAATTTTTCCTACTTGTGCTTTTACTAATGAACTGGTTTGGTATATAAATAATTCAGTACCACCACCAGCTCCTGCGTTTAATGCATATGATGCGGTTAATGCGTAAGAAGAACTTACTGCACTAAACACCGCCATTGACGATGTTTGAGAATTTCTAACTAAATTTTGAATATCACTCAATGCTGATAATGATGCTGAATCAAATCCGGTAACATTTTTTGCTGTTTCTGCAACGAGTGCGTATGATGCAGAAAGTACAGAACCAATAACTCTATCACCCTGTATTGTACCACTAATTAAAGAACCACCACTACCAATTACAACATGCCCAGAAGTTAATCCAGAAAATTTAACTTGAATAGTATTTGCATCTATCGATTTAATTGTACCAGCCATAATCTGGTCTTCCGAACCAGTTGCATATACCTGAACTATTGGATACAAAATATTTAAATTATGTATAACAGTCAAATCACTTACATTACTAAACCCTACAGTTTGAGTTAATGATGTTTCAGGTTGTGGAATATAATGTCCTCTAGTTGGGTCAAATCTTAAAATATTATAATCAATACTTGCCGTAGGTCCATTTCCCTGATATGCGTATGTTCCTAATAAACCTCCACTTACTATTGGAGAATATATTGAGGTACTTCCAGTTATTTTATTAGCTCTTAGATTATTTCCAACATATACATCTCCCCAAATACTAGCTGATGCGTTTACTATAAATCCTTTATCAGGAGAAATTGATGCAGTAAATGAACCACTTTTTAATATAAATGTTTCAAATGATATATTTGCTAAACTAATATTTGTTAAACCACTACCATCTCCAACATATGCAGAACCACTTTGGAGTACCATATTCCCACCACTAACAAATACCGAACCACTTACAGTTAATGAACCAGAAAATATTCTAACAGATGTATTTACCTCAAATCCTTTATTTGGAGAAATTATACCCTGAGCTGAACCAGATTGAATTCTATCTAACTTAAGGTCTTGTAATGCGTTTGCAGGAATATTAAATAATCCACCACCATCACCAATATAAAGTGCGGCAGTTATAGCTGTATTTACATTTAATTGATTTGGACTTATTATAGCTTTACCAGAACCAGATTGAATTCTATCTAATTGAAGGTCTTGTAATGCTGATGCAGGTATATTGAACAATCCACCGCCATCACCTTCAAAACGAGATGCTGATATTGAACCACTAATATTAACCGAACCAGTAAATATAGAACCATAGTAAGAACCAGAATTAGAACCTACGCTAGAAAACGTACCTTTAGTTGTAACAACAAATTGTATTCCACTTTGTACGGATGCAGTTGCTGAACCACTTGCTATTAATGGTGCTGCTGATGCTTGTACGTTTGTTAATTGAGAACCATCTCCACTAAATGAAAATGCTTTAACACTACCACTTACATCAATAGAACCAGTAAATCTAGAACCAATAGCTGAACCAGTTGCTCCAGTTGTTACTACAAAAGAATTTCCACTTTGAACCGATGCAGTTGCAGAACCACTACCAATGAAAGGTGCTGCAGCTGCTTGTACATTACTAATATATCTACCATCACCTAATATAAATTGAGCTTTTAAACTACCACTAACATCAACACTACCAGTTATAAGAGTACCAATTTGATAATCTAAACCAGAACCTGTTGCTCCAGTTGTTATTATAAATGTATTTCCACTTTGTACGGATGCCGTTGCTGAACCACTTGCTATCAATGGTGCTGCGGTCGCTTGAACATTTGTTAATTGAGAACCATCTCCTATAAAATTAAATGCTCTTAATGAACCACTAACATCAACCGAACCAGTGAATTGAGAACCAAAATTAGAACCACTAAAAATATTAGCTGCTATTACTCTAAATCCAAATACAGGAGATACGGATGCTGTTACAGAACCTGATTTAATTTCAGTACTAATAAGTGCATCTTCTGTTAATGCTGAACGAGGAATATTTCTTAAATAAGTACCAGTACCATATATGAATGAAGATGAACCAATATAAATTGCTCCACTAACATCATTTACAAATAAACTACCACTAATATCAACTGAACCAGTAAATCTAGAACCAATTTGTGTAGTAAACGAACCAGATTCATCAATTGAAGATGTAAATGGAGTTGTTACTCTAAATCCAAAATCCGGAGATACGGATGCGGTTACTGAACCTGATTTAATTTCTGATGATACTAATGCATCTTCTGTCAATGCTGCTCTAGGAATTTGTCTTAAATAAGTACCTACTGCATATAAGAATGAAGATGAATCTATTCTAATACTTCCACTAAAATCAGAACCACTTACAAATGATGCTACTCTAAATCCAAAATTAGGAGATACAGAAGCCGTTACACTACCACTAGCAATTCTAACAGTATCCCCAGATATTGCTGATTGAGGTATATCAAACAAACCTTTACCGCTACCACTAAACATAGATGCGGTAACATTACCAATTACTTTTGTTTCTCCAATTAATTTTATTTCAGCAGGAACATATAATGCATCAACCACATTAATAGTACCAGCCATTGATGAGTGAAATTGACAATTATAATAAAGTGTATTAGGTGCACTACCAGAAACTAAAAAATTTATAGTTCCATTATCAGCTCCATTATTTGTTACCCAAGTATCGTATGTATTACTAGGGCCAGTACTATTTACTGTTTTAATTAAGAATGGATGTCCTACTGCTTTTACATTAAATGTATAGTTTAGATTTCTAACTAAAGTTAAAGTTGGGTTTGAACCACTTACTAATGCATTACTTATATTATATAGACCACTACCATCATTTGTAACAATAAATACCTTATCTATTTCATAATCAGGTATTGCTCTTGCTGATGATGATACAATAAAACTTCCACTAATTGTAGAAAATGTATTTACTCTAAGTCCATAATCAGGACTAATAGATGCAGTTGCCGAACCACTTGCAATTCTATTAATTTTAAATGATAGAGCAGATTCAGGAATATCAGATAATCCAGCACCGCTACCACTAAAAAACGAACCAGTTTCAACTCTAATATATCCACCACTTACAAATAAGCTTCCGCTAAATTGTGAACCACTATCTATTGATATTACTCTAAATCCAAAATTAGGTGATACAGAAGCAGTTACACTACCACTTTTAATTTCAGTAGATATTAATGCATCTAATGTTAATGCTGAACGAGGAATATCTTTTAAACCAGCACCACTGCCACTAAAAAATGAACCAGTCCCAACTCTTATATTTCCGTAATTTACAAATAAGCTTCCAGTAAATTGAGAGCCACTTTCTAATGATTCAACTTTAAATCCATCATTTGGAGAAACAGATGCGGTTACACTACCACTTACAATCCTAAATACTTCCGATGATAATGCAGAACGAGGAATATCAAATAATCCAGCACCACTACCACTAAATACAGATGCAGATATTGAACCAGAGAAATTTGATGTATTTGCAAAGACTTGAAATCCTTTATTTGGAGAAATCGATGCAGTAACACTACCACTAAATATTTTTGAAGTATCTAAATTAGAAAGTGCTGAAATCGGTATATCAAATAAATTTTTACCACTACCACTAAATGAACCCGAATTTAAAAATACACCAGCTCCACTTATAAACAAGCTTCCACTAAATTGTGTACCCTTTTCAGTAGATTCTATTTTAAATCCATATAAAGGAGATACAGATGCAGTTACACTACCAGATGCTATAAATGTTGATAATAGTGCATCCGGAGTTAATGCTGTTCTAGGAATATTAAATAATTTTTCACCACTACCACTAAAAAATGAACCAGACCCTAATGAAATATTTCCACTTACAAATAAGCTTCCAGTAATTCCCAATCCGCCAATAATAGTAGAACCAAAATCAGTAGAGGTAACTACAAATCCCAAATTAGGTGCTACAGATGCCGTTACTGAACCCGATATAATTTTTGTTGCTACTTGCGGTGGTACAATAATATTTGTTAATCTACTACCATCTCCTTGAAACGAACCACTAATATTAGAACTACTGATTTCGTTGGAAATAATAATATTTGCTCTAAGGCTTCCACTTATATCAACAGATGATGTAAATTGAGAACCATATACAACAGACCCACTTATATTAGTTTTATTAGTTTCAACTCTAAATCCATAATCAGGATCAACAGAAGCAGTTATACTACCACTAGCTATTCTAGTTGAATCTCCTGTAAATGCAGAACGAGGTATATCAAATAATCCCTTACCACTACCACTAAACATTGATGCAGTAACAGTTGATTTAAATACAACTTCTTTACCTACAATTAACGAACCTGTGATATTTGTAGTTCCAATAATTTCAGTATCACTTATAATTTTAAATTCAGCCGGTCTTTGTATGATACTATCAACTATATTAATAGTGCCCGCCATTGCTAAATGGAATTGGCAATTATAATAAAGTGTATTTGGTGCATCATATGGTACTACAAATGTTATTGTTCCATTATCAGTTCCATTATTTGTTACTCCAGTATTATAAAGATTTCCTGTGCCTGTTGAACTTATTGTTTTAATATAAAATGGATGACCTGATGCATTTATATTAAATGTATAGGATAACCCCCTTACTAAATTTAATGTTGGATTATTTCCAAAAGCTGCATCAGCAAATGTATATGCAAGTGTACTAGCATTAGTTACATTAAAGTTAGTATTTAATGATTCTGTTGCGTAATATGTAGCAGATGATGATATTATCATACTTCCACTAAATGTAGAAAATGTATTTACTCTAAGTCCATAATCAGGACTAATGGATGCAGTTACACTTCCACTACCAATTTTTGAAAGGTCTAAATCTTTTAATGCTTTAATTGGTATATCAAATAATCTAGCACCACTACCTGAATAAGATGAGCCAGATGCTAATTCAATACCTCTAGCCCCACTAACAAATAATGAACCGGTAAATTGAGAACCACTATCTACAGAAACAACAATAAATCCAAAATTTGGAGATACAGATGCTGTTACAGAACCGCTTGTAATTAAAGTACTTAATAAAGCATCGGGTGATAGTGCTGAACGAGGTATATCGGATAAACCCTTACCACTACCACTAAAGAATGAACCAGTTTCAACTCTAATATATCCACCACTTACAAATAAACTACCACTAAATTGTGAACCAATATTAATTGATTCTACTTTAAATCCAAAATTAGGTGATGTTGATGCAGTTACACTACCACTAGCTATTAATGTTGCTGTTAATGCATCAGGTGTTAATGCTGACCTAGGAATATCAAATAAACCTCTACCACTACCAGTAAACATTGATGCGGATACTGAAAAATCAAATTGTGCAAATGTATTAACTTTAAATCCAGTATTTGGTGCAATAGATGCCGTTGTAGAACCACTAGCTATTAATGTTGCTGTTAATGCAGGTAAATTAAATAATCCACCACCATCTCCAGTAAATAAAGATGCTGATATACTACCAGTTATTCTAACACTACCAGTAAATTCAGAACCACGTAATGCCGATTCAACTTTGAAACCATAATCCGGAGTTACCGATGCAGTTACACTACCACTAGCTATTCTAAATGCATCTCCACTAAATGCCGAACGAGGAATATTAAATAAACCACCACCATCTCCAGTAAATGAACCAGATATAGAAGCTGTTATTTGTTGTGCTTTAAGTGAACCAGTTATTATAACACTTCCACTAATATTTAGAGAACCAGTTATTTGCTGTACATCGGATATATCATCACCAAATTTATTTGAACCGGATGAATATATTACAGATGATGAAATATAGGATAATATTAATTGCTCCGCATATATAGAATCTCTTACATATAAATTTCCTTGAATTGATGTATTTGTATTTACTTGTAATCCTAAATTTGGGGAAATTGATGCAGTTGCCGAACCAGATGCTATTTGTTTAGCAGTTGGTGCAAATTGTATAAATCCTCTATTTCCTTCACTATCTGATACAAGAATAGCTGGATTATCATAAAGAGAGGCTGAAAATGATGGTACACCAAAATTCGGCTCCGCTTGAGATGGGTCAAGAAACTGATATCTGTCTGCGGTTACATTTTTTGGGGATACTACTCTTACCCTTCCTGTTAATAAATTACTTATTGCCATGCGTTACTTTCCCAGCTTTGTTATAAATATAGAGAATCCCTTATAAATATCAATCAATGATATTATTGTTATTCATTCGCACTTTCTAACAAGGAAAGAACTACGGTCAAATCAGTTGAACCAGATACTATAAAACCATATGTTTCTTCTAATACTAATTTACCAGAAACCACCGGTGAAAGTGAATCTGCTGGCGGTATTGTTACGTTTGTTACTAATCTTACAGCTTCTTGCTCTACCAATACAGGAGCTTCAATAGTTTTTTTAATTATATCTACTAAAGAATTTACAACATATATAGATGCTGATATTCCCGATTGCGTTCCATTTGTAAATCCACTTAATACGGATTGTGTAACTCCACTTTGAAATAATAATGGTGAATCGGTAGAACCAGTTACAGATTGGTTTTTTATAATTTGATTTGATAATACTTTTAGGTAATCTAATGCAAATATAGATGCAGAATATTCTGTTGTATCAATTGCAGATACACCATTTTTATCAAAATAAGCTTTTGCTGCTTTATTTGTTCTAATTGTTGTATTATTAGCTATGTCATATTTTATTGCATCAACATCATCTAAAGTATTTTGTTCAAAATAGTCAGATATAAAAGTATATGGAGTTTCGGATAAATTATTTTGGTATGATGTGTATGCTGCTATTTCTTTTCTCAAAAATTGTCTATTTGAATTAAGTAATATAGATGCACTAGCAAAACTTCCACTAAAATTTAATAATGATACAGAAGAACTTACAAATGAACTACCGCTGTATATTGCCCCAAATTGAGGTACGGGTATTTCTTTATTAGATGTTACAAATATAGTAACAGGTTGAGTTATTAAACTATTATTTGTAATTTGACAAGATAATACAATCGATGATACGCCATCGGGTGTTGTATATATTTCATCAGGTTCTCCAGTCAATCCTGTTACTACTGACTGAAACCGATTTAAAGGTACGAATACTGTTGCCATTTCTTTTTATTTTTTTCTTTTCTTTTTTATATTTGTAGTGCTAATGAGAACGGAGTTACTAATGAGAATAGAGATTTACTAAATGTTCTACCCACCAAAGTACCCGTTGCCTGATTAATACTCAATCCAGTACCAATTCTAAAGTCACCAGTTTCGTTACCAGATGTAAAGTAGATTCTACCTCCAC